CTTGTGTAGTATGTGACAGGACTGATATAGCGTTTTATCTTTCTTTGAGGCCACTCCAATACGCGAAAGTGTCTCACGAACCTTTAAAAAATTATCTGGGTTAGGTAGCGTTACCTCCACTAGTTCGTTTATGTCTAACATTCAAACCACCTTTATTTAAATACTTCTTAATCTCTTGTATCTGCGTGTCAGACAATAATGACAAGGCCTCTTTAGCCTTCTCGTTGGAATAGTTATAAAACTCTTTCACCGCTTCCAAATTCTCTACAATATCACGCTTTTGCCATTTCTGGAAAGGCCTTTTATAGGCTCTTACAGTATTTAGCAGATAGTGATATTGTAGGAGATTGTCGGTAGATGGTAGCATATTCATCTGGTTTGCGGCCATTACCATATCCAGGTGGAAGGATATGGAACGGTTAACGACGAACGGGACATAGTCCCGCTCGTTTTCTGAGGTGATAACTACCTTCTTAGTCTGTTGAATAGAAGGTATAACGTCTTTGAATATGTCAGTCATTGGTTTCAGGTAATTCCGGTAATTTGATTTCAGATGTTCTTTCTGGTAAAAATTCAACATCAATATTTACAATATGATGAAGACCCTTCTTATAATCATATAAGAACGTATTGTATGATTTCAACCAAGCTGGCAGCGTCTTTGTTAAGATACTTGGAAAGTAAATTAATACAACAATTCTTTCGGGATGATCAAAAACCTCATGCTTACTATCATATTCATAGAGAGACTTCTGTATCTGCGACCATAGATGTTGTCCTGCTGATACCTTTACTACTTTATCAATATTCTTACTAGAAAGCAAGTAGTTTATGCGATTTTCCAACCAAAGTTTGATTCTAGGATTTTCTTCCAAACTCTTATCACCAAAATCAATAAAGTTATCGCCTTTACGCACAACTTGGTTTTCAGCCCAGATTACCTTAGCTTTCTTGGTTATGTCACCGCGCTGATGTGCGCCGAATCCCATCCTCTTCAAAGCATCTGAAATTTCACGCGCATCATACCATGGCACAAGAGGTTCAATGGGAAGAGCGCCTCTATTCTTATAGAGTTCTTTTTCTTCGATTGTTCTTACGACCCAATGTGCAGCATCTTCCAAAGAATTGGCCAACGCTGGCTTTGTTGGTTGCGGATTTAAACTCAATCCTAAAAATTCTAATTCGACGGGACTAAGTTTACTCCAATCTTCGTAAGGAATTTCTACAGCATTAAGACCATTCATTGTAGGAACTTTTATTGCCGCTCTAGTCGAATGAATTCCGCCAATAATTATTTCTAGATCGTTTATATTTTCTGGCATCAGCACATGAATAGGATCAAATTCATCGGCAGTTTTACCTAGCATCTGATCTCTCAGATTACGAATGTGTTCTACATCAAACTCAGCAACTCTTACCTGAATGAAGCTTCTTTCGTTAAGCATACGTTCGAGTTTTTTCTTATCGTAGAGTTTAACTGGATAAGAACCGTCCATAATGTTCTGATTAATATCATCAGCTCGATCAACAAAATTCTTAACAGCATGACAATATCTGCCACCGCCATTATTTTTATTGTAATAGAGAGGATTGTTAGTAGCATCTACCTCAGAACAAAGCTTATTTTCTAGGGTTGCCATTTCAACTTCAGATCCATAATCTAGAATATTATAAATGATCTTATCAGCATTTTCCAATGCTAAGACCAAATCGTTATTTCCACTACTGTGCCAATACTTTTGAGTTTCAACATCAGAAACGGCACCTTTATGCCATCCAAAATAGTGTTTGAATGTATTACTATTTTTTTCCATCACATCAATACGATAAACAAAAGCCAAATAGACACGCGGCTCATCTTTCAGTCTTACAACAGAAAATCTTTCATTGGTAGTCAACGTCATTTTATATCTCCATCATATTTGCAATTCACTATAAGCCGTGTTGTTTTTAAAAAGGTAGTGATGTAGTCATAACACTCTCACAACGAGTCTCTGATAGTTTAGCATATTTTTCTGTTAAGTCAATGCCTAAGAAATTTCTATCGTTCATAAGAGACGCAACTCCAGTAGTTCCGCTTCCACAAAAAGGATCAAGAACTGTGGAATCTTTAGGAGAATATATCTTGATCAGATAGGACATTAGATCGATAGGCTTAACTGTAGGGTGATCATTATCAATACCTTTTTCTTTTCTTGTTGCTCTTGGAGAATAGAAATATTTTTGATGCTCACTCAAAACATCACCAACAATATTGGAAGGATATCTTCCATTTGGATTAGCATCTACTTTACCAAACTCTTCTTGTGAGCCTGTAGTTTTTCCTTCTTTGCCAAAAGTTCTACGCTTGTGACCATTAGCAACCCAACCTTTAGGTGGTGCCTTATCCCAAGGAATACGAGTTGTCTCAACATCAATAATACCACAGCCCCAAGTTTCGAAATTTTTTTCGAGCGTTTCTTTGTAGGGCTTTTGAGCAACAACAATAGGTTCATGCGCTGGCTTTAAACGATTATGCTTAGGCATTTTTGTTGTTGTCATCCACATGATCTGATCTTTAATCTGAAAACCAGCGTCTTCTATATTACATGCAAGTCTGTGATAAAGTTGAGGAGAACAAAAAGCCAGACAAAAGGCACCAGGGCGCAATGTACGATAAACTTCTTTCCAAATATCAACAGAAGGCACGGAATGATCCCAGTGTTCCATTCCCATGCCATAAGGAGGATCAGTTATACATGAATGAAAATGGTTATCATCGAATTTTGTCAGAAGGTCTTTACTATCACCGCAGAGAATTGAGAACGTCTTGCTCAAAATTATACCTTTCAGCATTTCTAAAATAGTTGGTTTTGTTGTTTTTGCCTTTGTGTGAGTACATGTCTCTTACATAGTAAGAGATGCCTAATGGATTATCATCACCAATATTTTCGAGAAGATTTACCAATTCTTTTTCAATTTTGTAAATCTTTGACAGATATTCATCATATAACTTACGCATCTTTTCAGTGACTACATGATGCCCATAGAAGACGGTAGTTTCCTTATACTTGTTTGAAGAGAGAATATAAATGTACTTGTCCTTAGGAAGACCTCCATTATACATAGGACGAGATCCGCTGTTAACAGACTTACATTCAATAAAGTATAATTTGTCGTTATACTTTACAATGAAATCGGGACTATCATTTTTACCACAGGGTTGACTGAGATATTCATTATTTTGAAGACAGGAAAGTTTATTTGTCTTCATCGATTCATCGCGGTCTTTCTCAGAAATTTTGGAATTGTTTAGCTTGAATCCATGTTTGTTTAACAACTTTTCCAATGCTTCTTCATGCTTAGATTCCGTATATCCGCCAGAACAATACGGCATCTTTAAAATTTCCAACATGAGATTATACACAATTTTCCCTTTCCAATTATGTATGTATTATAGCATTAATTGTATTCGCAGTCAACCATCAATTCAGTCAGACAAGCAACTAGATTGATTTCTTGATCAGCAACAAATGCAGCCTGATATTGATACTTTGAGATAATCACAACAGCTTGTGGAATACTCTCAGGTTTGAAATACTCATACAGACTATCATAGACCTTGCGATAGATACGTGCTGGCTCAATATCAGAATTGGCTACACACCACTTTCGCATATCACCAAAGTTCTTGTCCTTTAGAAACTTAACCAGCTCGGAAATTTTGCGAACATCTGAGAGTTGTGCAACGATGCCTGCATCCAAAGAGCCAGAAGAACTATACCGCTGTAGCTCATTAAGAGTACGGCGATAGTCAGGGAAGTACTTTTCGATAATCTTCGCAAGAACCGCCTTATCATAAGTTATACCTTCCAGTATTAGTACATTTTCCATGCGCTTCATCAACTGCGTGGCCATCTTGGCTTTCTCATCATTCTTCAATGCAAAGTCAATGACAGAACAACGAGAGTGAAGAGCATCAATCAGTTTGGACTTGAAGTTACAAGTGAAGATGAATGTGCAATTCTTGGCAAACTCTTCAATAGATCCACGCATTGCTGCCTGAGCCTCTGGAGTTAGATAGTCTGCTTCATCAAGAATGATGACCTTCTTGCCACCAGTCAGTGAAACAGAAGATGCATAGTTTCTGATTGTAGTACGCATTAATCCAATGCCGTTTGTTTCAGAGGCATTGATAACAAGATGATTCAAACCAATCTCAGCACACATGGCCTTTGCTACAGTTGTCTTACCAACACCAGCAGAACCAGTCAGCATGAGATTTGGAATCTCATGCTTCTCTACATATTCCTGAAACGGCTTCTTCAAACGATCAGGAAGAATACAATCAGCAATAGTCTTCGGGCGGTACTTCTCGACCCACAGGAAGGATTCGTTCGTCAATTTCATTCACCATTTTTTGAATTAGGAGTTTTGCACCTTCACCGCCAAGTTGCTGAACATAGATCATCTTGGCAGTGACCATCATGTTGGAAGCCAACATTAGCAAGTCTTCAACATTATCGCACATCATGATCTGCCTGTCAATAGGCTTCATGAGTTCGTCCATTCGTGCTATTACATCCTTGGTCATTACTTCATCACAGCGTCATAGAATTCTTCGAACTGACGGTTCTCTTCCTGCTCTTCTGCATAGTTGGACTTGTAGTAGACCTTTGCCATACGG